GTTCTGGTACAAAGTGCGCCTGAAAGCGGGTGTCGTATAATGGCATTACTCCAGCTTCCCAAGCTGATAACGAGGGTTCGATTCCCTTCACCCGCTCCAACGATTTCAAGGCCTCAAGCGGAACCGAGGTAGCGTCAGGCAAGACTGGTGACAGTTTTGGTGACAGTTACCTGATTTGTGTGGAAGCGCCTGCAAGCCCCCTCCTCTGCACTACCCGCCCTAATTTCAGGTCGCCCTCGGGAAAAAGGTAATTTCGGTAATCGATTTTTGATAACCCGGAAAATACCAATAAAGACAAGAAGTTAGTAGGTATCTTCAAGGGTAATTAGAAGGTAATGAGAAGGTCAGCCGATTACCTTTTCATCTAGTAATACCCGATAACGAAGAAACCCTTTAAAATCAGGCACTTGATAAAAAATTACCTTTCTGCTTACCACAAATTACCGTGCGCGGTAATCGCTGCAAGCCGCGTAGCGCAAGGGCTGCAGCCAGCTAAGAACCTGCCATTACCCAAATTACCGTTTCCCGGTGGTCATTCCCTGAATCACGTGGCCTCCTCCTCTGTATTTATTTTTCACAGGGGCGGCATTGAACGTTGGGTGACGTTGGAGTCCAAGGCAACACAGTGCAATCAGTTATTCCCCCGTGAGCCTTGTCCCACGTGGCTTTCAAGCCATTTGATCACCTTTCGCCCGGTCCCATGAAGGCATCAGAACTGATCCAGTCGGAAAAGGAAAACTGCGATATTTGCTGCTTTTCAAACACGCACGCCTTGCACGCCAAGGGCTTCAGCTTTCGGGCAACCCGTGGGCTCCATGGCGCAGCCGTGCAAGGTTTTTGCACTGGGTTGCAAATCTTTGCACACAGTGAAACCGCGCACTTGCCTATGAAGCCGCCAGCAGGCCTGGCTGCGCCCCGTGCCTGCACCACCACCCCGCTTTGCACAAAACTGCGACGAAAAGCCCGTCGGCGGGAGGGGGATAAGTGATTTTCTGGCCAATTTTTTTTTGCTTCGATGATTTTCCTCGGTGAGCACCGAATGCAGCTCATCGGGTGGAGTTGGGCCTGAGCTCAGTTCACCGCATACTGTTTATTCATACAGTGAATTCGGATGATCAGCTATGAACAGGCAATCAGACAGCAGCCAGCAATGCGCAATCGATCAGTGGAAAACTCAACTGCGTGATACGGCTTCTCTGATGGACGCGCCGATCTCCCATCACCGTGGATTGCTGCAGCGCGCGTATGCACTCCATGGAGCCCAGGTGATTGATGATGGCGAGCTGAGTGACTTGCTAGAGCTTGCAGACGCTGCATACGCATATGCGGTAGAAGCGGCTCTGGACCATCTGGCCGGCTAGGGGGACAGCATGAATGTGATGGTCACACCGATGCGCCGGATGGGCCTAGCGCTGTCACCACAGGAGCGACGGAGCGCAAAGGCAACGGAAGGGAATGTATTGGTCAACTCGGAGCTCTGCACGGAGCTGGGTCGGCTGGCGATTGTGGCTCGACTGGTGACGCGGGTGTCGAAGGAACCACAGCCACTTCCAATGCTCCTGGACGCGACCCTATCAAGGATGGGGCCCTCCGCATTTGTGCTGAGCGGCATTGAGCTTATAGATGGGCGTGCCTATGCCCAATCCTGGTGGTGCCGTATTTAGCGAGCCGCCGAAAAAGCAGCAGGGGCCGAAGCCCCTGCTGCCTCACAATTACAGCTGCTGGAGGACTTTAAACAAGCGAATCGACCAGTACGCGGTCTGCAGCGCTCGAATCAGTTCCTCAGGAAGGTACCGAGCAATGAATGTTTTCATTGTCTAATGCTCCTTGAGTAAGTAAAGCTGCGACTTAAGTAACGAAGCTTCGCAGAGTTTCCCACCCAGTTTAGTAACGCCCTAATTTAGCTAAGAAGGTTAACTTAACCTTTCCAAACCAAACTACTTAAGCAACCGTCTAAGCTTGCCAAAACAGCTAACTAAGGGTTTGTTGTCTACCTAGATCGGTTGACTACAGCGCTACCAACGCATAACCTTCGTATTGCTAGTAACAAAAGATATGCGTTTGAGTGGTTGGAAGAAACTGTACCACAGGTTCCCGTCAGCGGAGCAACCTGAAAAATGTCCATGAAAGCCCGGCCATGCCGGGCTTTTTTTCGCCTACGCTAAGCCGCTTATGTGGCGTCCAAGCCCGAAGCCCAGCAAAATAAGGCACTCCAGTGAAAATAATAATCGCCACTCAATTCGCATGTTTCAACTATTAGTTGAATACACAGACACACTCAGCAACACTTTTTCAGACGAACGGTAATGTGCAAGTATTTACTTGTGTTTACTTGCTCCCGCCTTACGTACCCCAGTAATACGAGTAATGATTATGCGACACTACTCCCCGGTAAAGTCACAATGTAATCGGCGCAAGCTTCTTCGACAAAACTGCTGCTTGATTCGCTGCTAGCGTGAACGCAGCGGCGTCAGCGACGGCCGGCGCGGGCCCAGGGACGTGAGTGTGTGCTGCTAGCTGAATGTTCATCTTCTCTACCAGGTTGATCAGATCGCCCAGCACCTGCAGCACGTTCACCCCCTCTGACCCCAACCAGGTCTTGGGCGCCTGCAGGCGCTGGCTGGCCCCGGCCACGCTCTTGCGCAGGCCCTGGATCTGCTCCTGCAGGTCGCCACCCACCGTGGCATTAAGCTTCTGCCCCACCACCAGGTTGAGGTCGCGACCAGTGGCCTGGTGCAGATCATCCACGGCCGCCAGGCTTGCGGATCCGCCTGAGAGAAGCTTGAGAGCCCCCAGCGCCTCTATCTTCTTGATCCCACCCACTGACTCGGTCGAATGGTCGTCGACGGTCCTGGTGTGGCTCTGGAACGTCTCGGTGTTGTCCTGGGCCTCTACCTCGCGCTCGATCGCCTTGTCCTGAATCTTTCCGTCAGTCTGGCGCAGCCAGTTGCCGTCCGCGTCGACGCGCTGCTGGCAGGCCTCGCTGTGCTGCCATACCTGGTCGCCCTTGGGCACCTTGGGCAGGGTCAGGCCATGCGGCAGTACGGTCTGGATGTACGGCTTGTGCGGCAGCCCGTAGGCGAAGCACACCACGACCGTGGTGCCTTCCTCGGGGAACGCATAGAAACCCATCTCATCGCCGCCGACCGGCACTGGTAGGGGCACCCCGGACAGCACCGGCAGGTTCGCGTCGACCTCACCGTCTGGCCCCAGCACCTGCAGGTCGACGCCGAAGCGCGGCCGGAAGTCATCGCACACGCCGGCGCCGGCCGGGGCGTCGGCCACGGCCAGCACCTTGGCGAAGCGCGGCAGGTGGTACCCGCCGGTGAGTTCGGGAAATTGGCGCTCTACCGCCCGTTTGATTGCGTCTTCCATTTCAATGCCATCTGAGTGCCGGCCAGCGTCACCGAGGTGACCCGCTCGCCCTGGTTGATAGTCGCGCCTGGGCGCATGCCTGGGAGCGCCGCCACCAGCGCGCTCTGGTTGTCCTGGTATCCTTCGAACAGCTCAGTGGGCAGCTGCAGCGGCGCCCGGGCACCGAAGAAGCTGTCGGCCCAACTGCCCACGAACACTTCGCCGTTGCCCTGCTGCTGCCAGACCAGGTCGTCGATCGAGAAAACCCGGGCCAGGCTATCCATCGCCTGGTAGCCGGTGGCCAGGCTGTAGAAGAACGGCGCCTTGACCCGGGTGTAGGGCTTGTCCGGTACCCGGAATTTCAGCCCGGTCTGCTTGCTGACCTCCTCGAGCACGGCGCGCAGGTCGACGTGGCGCAGGTTCAACGGCAGCGGGTTGGCCAGGATCGCGGCCAGCTCGCGGCAGAACAGCACCTGCTGCAGGCTGTTGGCCGGCGTGCAGCGCTCAACGTAGCCGATGAAGTGCCGCTGCAGTGTGCTGTCGTTGTAGCCGATATCCAGCGTCACCAGCCCCTTGAGCGGCGCCGAGGCCTGGACGGTGAAGGATGCCCGGCCGGGGCTTCGCAGCTCCAGGCGGACATCCTCTTTGACCAAGGCGATCGACTCGCCGTTGATGGCCAGCACCTTGTGCAGTTTCAGGCTCATCAGCTGCCCCCCAGCCAGGTATCCAGCTTTTTCAGCGTGGTCTCGAAGCCGGTCAGCTCGGCGCCTTTCTCCGGCTCGCCGGCGGCGCCGGTGTCACCACCCACGGCTTGACCTGGTGCGCCCTGGGCGGTGCTCGCATTCGCGGGGCGGCGCTTCTCGACGCGCTCGGGGTTCGACAGTTTTTCGGACAGGGTGAACTGGACCCGCCAGCAATGCAGGCTGTCGTCTTCCCGGGCGCTAACCCCGTCGCTGAACTGCACCTGGCGCACGCCGAAGCCCTCGGCGGTGTCGTTGACCACGCGGTAGGTCTTGCGCTGCCCACCGCCCTCAGTCGATTCAGCCATGCGCATCAGGTCGCGCAGAAACGACTTTTCGGCGTAGCGAATGGTCAGCGTCACGGCCAGCGTCTTGGGCTTGAAGCCCTTGTGCGCCGCCTCGCTGTTGCTGGTCTGGCCCGACAGGTCGTCGCTCTCGATGCGCAGGTTCGCGGTGATCTTCATGTTCTTGCCGCGCACGGGCTGGCCATCGAGCAAGAGCAAGGTCATAGGCCCACCAGTTCGCGCACAAAGCCCAGGCCATCGAGTGATCCGACCAGCAGCGCGCCGGCACAGAGCGGCCATTCGTGCCCCGGGGCATCGCCTTCCAGCAGCCGCCGGCGGATCGTGGCACCGTCCCCTGGCCCTATCAGGCGGGTCTGCATCGATACATCGGGCGAGCTGTTGGCCAACTGGGCCTGCAGTTCGGACAGTTTCTGGTCAGCCGCGGCTGATTGAGCCTGCTTGCGTGCCTGCAGGTTGGCCAAATCGGCCATCGGCGAGCTGTCGGCCGCGTAGCTCTCCAGCATCGCCAGCTGGCCCGACAGGGCCTGGCTGGCCACCTTGGTGATGGGGCAACGCTGCAGCGGCAGTTGGCCCCATCGCGGCACCTGCCCGGCTGCCGGAATTACCCACTTTTCCACTTCCAGCTTGGACAGGTGGCGCGCGCGCCGCTCGGCCCGCACCAGGTCGGGCATCGGCAGCAGCGTATTGAAGCGCTGTAGGGTCGCGGCGAAGTGATCCAGGCGCGTGGACAGGAACAGCACCACCAGGCCGTATAGCTGGCCTTGGGGTCGGGCGGCATCGGTGGAGTCGGTCAGCTTGTTGGCCAGTTGCTGCAGAAGATTGGGCGCAGACAGAAAGCGCTGGTGCCCGCCGCTGCCCTGGCCGATCCCGGCCTGGTAGGGCGTGACGACGATGCACGCCGGCACGTTGCCGAACTGATCGGCCAGCGCGGCGCGGCCGGCGCCGATCGCGCCCAGGGCGGCACCGCCCACCGGCCCCGGGTTGGTGGTGGCCAGGTCCGCCAAGCCCTTCAGGCGGGCGCCGGTGGCGGCCATCTGGCTACCGGCCAGATCCTTGGCTGCGTCCATCTGGTCCATCCATGCGGTGGCCTCAGCTGGCCAGCGCATAGTCACGGGCGCCCAGCTCACAGCGGCGGCTCCTGCCAGGTGATCGCCTGCAGGGCACTCACGTCCTTGGCTTTTCGCGCCTCGTCCAGGGCGAGCTTCAGTGCGTTGGCCTGTTTCAGGCATGCCTGTTTGAAGCGGGCCAGATCATCACCGACCTGGCGCAACTGCTCGGCGGTGTGGGGCCTAAACTCCTTGATGCCGGCGCCGTCGTAACACGGGTAGTCGCAGTCGGCGTTGCACAGCACGATGCCCAGCAGGTTGACCTGGTCGTCCAGCGGGCTTGCATAGCGGTGCACGGTGCCGAGCGCTGCAGACTGGAAGCCGCCGATGATTGTCGATTGGCAGCCGTCGTTCACCGTCGTCACCTTTTCCGCGTGGAGCTTCACCACGATCGCTGGAATGTCGTCCACCCACTGCCCGTTCTTCCACACCTGGTTGGGCCCTGGTACCTGCAGTGTGTGACCGCTGGGCATGGTGCCGACTCGATCGATCTCACGCGGGGCCCCGGTCTCGGTGTTGTACGCGATCAGGCCTCGGTAGCTGTCGACCAGCTTCCAACCTGCGACCGTCCACAGGGCTTCTTTGAGCGCAGGGATAGTCGGCGGCGGTGTCTCAACACAGCCGGCTGGAATAAGCCAGGATCCTGGCTGTTTGGGGTCTTGGTCCGCCTCGGCGGTACCGACGTACAACCCCAGGTGATCTGTTTGGAAGACGATTTTCGTATTCATGGCAGGCTCAATACTTTATGCAATAGAGCAACGAGAGGTTGCGTGGACGGGCTTCATTGCCACCGCTGGCTTGGACACTTACGGTATGGGTGTGGCTGGCGGCGGCTGCGACGGTCACGGCGTGAGTGTGGTCGCCGGCCGCTACCGTCGTTACAGGGTGCGTATGCGCTCCAGCGCTCGCCGCGGCGCCTGAGAGCGTATGCGTGTGCGCCCCAGCACTATCAACAGAGACCTTGGCGGTTCCTTCACTACCCGTACGCCCTGGTGGCATGTCCAAAACACGGTGATCGCTAGAAGAGCCCTGTTTGTTGATGGTGTATGTGTGGCTATGAGCTCCGGCACTGGCGGCGGTACCGGTGACGGTATGGGTATGAGCCCCTGCACTGGTCGCCGTCCCTGTATGGGCGTGGGATCCGGCTGACGCTGATGTTGCGGTGTGGCTATGCGCACCAGCATCCGCAGTAGTTGCGGTATGCGTGTGCGAGGCGTTCTGAAAGGCCTGCACGCTGCCAAGGGAGCGGCTTACATCAACACCTCTTCCGTCATCCCAGCCTCGAATGAACTCGCCCCTTGCGTCCGGCAGGTTGAACGTAGTGGTGCCGTCGCCAGCGCCAAACCGAGTACCGACCGCAGCGAATAGTTCAGCGTAGGCGGTGCGAGAGATGGCGGCGCCATTGGCTTTTAGCCAGCCTGTGGGAGGTGAGGCAAGCGCGAATGCCGCCACCTGCCCTACCATCGGAGCCACGACGGCGACCTGGGCCGCTTTCAGCGCTTTGGTAGTCGCCAGGATCTCACTGCTATTCGAACTTGGATCATCGCTTTTAGAGTTGGGAAGATTGCCCAGACCCACGTCATCTTTGGTCGTACCTCGAGCACGCAGTGCTTGATAATCACCGTCACGGGCAGCGAAATGGCGGACCAGTTCGCGCTGGATCTGCTCGATCGGGCGCAGGTCAGTGATCGAGGACGAGCTCACCAGGTCGGCCAGTGGCACCAGGTAATGCTGGGCGCCCACGCTGTCGGTGTAATCAACCTTAGCGGCGCCAAACACCACCTGGAAGGTACCCACCACGTCGCTCTGGTCCCGCTGCAACACCACGTCGAGCCAGGCCTTACTGGGGACGGCGGATACAGTAACGGGCATTGCTGCAGCCCGCTCCAGGCGAATGCCCTCGACGTACGCCAGGCCGGGCTTGAGCTGGTAAGCACTGCCCACTTTCACCAACTGCAGGCCGGTACCGAAAAAACACGCTCGACCGAAAATGTCCCGATTGCTCAAGCGCTCGCGCTCGTCGATGCCCTTCATCCTGGCGGTGTAGTCGAATTGCCAGGTACTGGCGTCGATGTTGATCGCGGTCAGCTGCTGGGCGCCGTCGAACACCAGCAGGAAGTTGCGCGTGACGTTGTTGCCGACCTGCGCGGGCAAGATGTTCTTGCGCTTCTGCTGCAGCGGCAGGTAGGCGACCGACAGCAGCACGTTCTCGCTGGTCTCAAGGCCGATCCAGTTGAAGTCGAAGTCACCGATGTTCGTGCCCATCATCAGGCTGTAGACGACCTGGTTCGGGTTCACGTAGCCGCTTTGGGTCACTGGTGCGGTGTGCACGATCTGCGCCACCGGCGGCTTCAACGCGGCCCGATCGACCGGCCCGTTGAAGTCCAGCCCGGGCACATTGGCCAGGATGAACCGGGCGACGGTCAGGACTTGGCCAGCCGCCTGCTTCTGCGCGATCAGGCTTTGACCGGCCAGTGTGATGCTTGCAGCCATAAATGCTCCTTACAGGCTGGCGACCAGCGTCTGCTGGTCGTCGTTGAAATCGACCACGGCCACGGCAAGCTGCACCGGTGTGATGGTCACGAAGTCGTAACGCCGGCAGGTGCGGCCGTACTGACGAATCAGTTCACGCAACAGGTCGGGGTTTTCGGAGAGTTGCGAGTCACTGAGGGTCAGCAGGACCACGTCCCAGTCGCGCTCTGGCATGCGCTCGTCGATCTCGACGTAGCCCACGCAGAGGCGCTGCAGGATCCGCTTGAGGCCAGCAGCGCTGCCGGCATCTTTTGAGTTGATAAAGGCGTATTTGACCCGCAACCGGAACAGGCTTTCCGGCTCGCCGTTGAAGCGCGTCACGTCGCGCTGCCAGGCCCACAGCTCCAGGATCGACAGGTGGCAGGTGTCAGGCTCGAACTGCAGGTACGGCCAGCGAAGCCACTCCACGGCTTGCTCCCACCAGACCTGGGCCGTGGCGACCAGCTTGGTCAGCTCAGGCCCGGACAGCCAGAACGGCAGTTTCAGCTTGTTCATTGCAGGTCCACCGCCAGGCGCTGGATACGCGGGATGTTCAGCCCCGATACGATGTCGGTACCGGCGAACGCCAGTGACTCGATGTTGGCGAACTGGGCGTGCAGTTCCTCGGTCAGCCGGCTGAAACTGAACCGCGACTGCGGGTAGGTCCTGGTCGGCTTGTAGTCGCGCTGCGTGCTCTCGCGGAACGCGGCGCGGATGAACAGGCCCACCTCGGTCTCCAGAGTCTGCAGCTGGGTCTCGGTGAGGTTAGCCCGGGGCCACACTTTCACGCTGATATCGTGTTGGGTCTCGGGCATGGCCATCGCCTGCAGGTCGTCGCCGTGGCCGTGGTTGCCGTCGTCGCGGATGTGCGCGTTGATCTGATCCAGGAACGTGTCTGCCGGCACGCCGGCGTCGAACAGCACAAAGGCGTTCGCACTGCCCGGGCCCCGGGGAGCACCATGCTCGAAGTACACGCCATCGGCCGACACGCCGGGAAAGCTGGTGATGATCGCCCGGTAGACCGCGTCGGTGTGCCACTGGTTGACTGCGCTGAACTGGTTGCGCACGCGCAGGCGCAGCTGATCGTCGGGCTCGGCGTCTGCACCTGGCGTCTGCAGCCAGTCGGTGGTGTTCACCACCTGGACAACGCCCGGTACCGGCTCGGGCAGCACCGCGTAATACCCGGGAGCCAGGTTGTACCCAGCGCCCGGGCCCACGGCCTTGACCGGCACTGACAGCTGGCTCTGGCCTTCCTCAAAGCTGCGGGGCTCGGTGGTGACCAGCTGGTAGATGTGCTCGTTCAGGGTCGGGGACTGGACGATCGTGCCGGCGGGCACCTCCAGTTCGCCGCCGGTGTTGGCCCGGGTGAACAGCAGTTCGCCGGCCGCCACCGTCGCGCTTTTGCGCTCGACGTTCACCGCCCAGGCCAGTGTGTCGAGCCAGGCGCCGGTCGCGGTCTTGACGAAGAAGTTCGGCAGCACCGTGCCGCTGAGAAATTCCAGCAGCCACAGCACCGGCTTGGTTACCAGGGCGGTGATGATCCGCCAGAACGGGCTGTAAGCGCTGGTGTTACTGAGGGTACTGCCCTGCTCGGTGGCCAGCTTCTCCCAGGACTTTTTCAGCTCTGCCTCAGTGATCGGGATCCCCGATTCACGCAGTGCCTGCTTGAAATCCACGCTCACAGGCTGACCTCCACGCTACCGAACTTCACGGTGGTGGCCATGACCAGGTACTGGCCAGGTTCGACCTGGACAATCTGCGCGGTACCAGGCACCAGACGTTCGTCGGCCTCCACCAGCAGCTCCATCTGCTGGATGCAGTCACGCTGTCGCAGGCGGTCGCGCTCAGCGACCAGGGTCACCAGCAGGCCGCTCTCGCGGATCAGGTGGGCAATGTCCTGGGCGATCGAGGCGCGATCGTTCACCAGCAGCGGCTGCCGCGCTGGATCGAGCACCAGGTCGTTGTCTGTAATCAGCAGATCGACGTATTCGCTCATCAGCCACCCACCGCCATCGCCATGATGTTTTCCATCTCAAGCGGCGTCATAGGCTTGGCCGTGTGGATCTCGACTTTCTCAACGTGGTTGCCAGGGCGCTGGCTCATGTTGGTGTTCTGGATGGTCTGCATCAGTCCTCCTGGTGGAACAGCCACGGGCTTGCTCGGGCTGATCGGCGGGATGCTCTGGTTGATGGTGTCGCGCGCCTGCAGGCCCTGGTCAGCCTTGGACTGGCCAGTGGCGGCTTTCTCGACTGCAGGCGGCAGGGACAGCGTGTTGGCAGCGGCCGCACCTGGCACGGTGAGCGCTGGGTTTCCCTCGGTACCGGCGATCGATGGCACGTCGGGGGGCTTGGGCAGGTCGCCAAAGCGGGTTTCGATGTTCACGCCCGGGATCTTGTTCAGCATCTCGATCAGGCCATTGATCGCGGTGTGGAAGATCGCAACGATCCCGTCCCAGGCCGCTGTGGCCATGCCCGCCCAGCCGCCCATCGAGTCGAACCAGGCGCTGAGTGCTTCCAGCTGGGCCGATACCCACTGAAACGCGGCAGTGTTCATCAGCGCGGCTACCAGCTCGTCCCAGTACGCGACCATGGCGACCACCGCCGCGACCAGGGCCATGATCCCCAGGACAACGAGCATCACCGGGTTGGCGGACATGGCCGCGTTGACCAGCCAGATCACGCCCTGCCAGGCGAGCATTGCGCCCTTCGCAATGCCCATCCAAGCGACCATACCCAGCAGGCGAACAATGAACAAAGAGCACAGCGCGGTGTGCTTCAGGAACATCGCAATGCTCTTCCAGCCCGTCCAGGTCAGCACGTTCCAGGCCACGGTCAGCCCCAGCCAAACCATTTTGCTCATGCCGACCAGGAAGGTCAGCAGGCTCATCGAGGCGGTGAGTGCAAGGACGCTCAGCACGACAATGCCGATCGCCCGGGCGATGTTGGGGAACAGGCTGGTCCAGCGGCTGAGCGTGCTGGCGATGGCCACCAGCTTATCCATCAGGGGCGTGAGGATCGGGATCAGGGCTTGGCCGAACGCGATGCGCAGCGCCTGCACGGCGGCGCCGAACTGCTGCCACGGGTCCACCATCGCCTTGGCCATCTTCTCGGCCTGCTCCAGGCCTCGGACCTTGCCCAACTGGTCGATGCCGTTGCGCAGGCGGTCGGTATCCTTGGCCAGGGCCGCGATGACCTGGGCGCCTTCGCCGCCGAACGCCTCGGTCAGCTTGGCCCCGGCCGAGGCACTGGTGAGGTCGCCCAGCTTGCCCTGCAGCTTGTCCATGATGTCCAGGATCGGCAGCGCCTTGCCCTGCTGATCGGTGAACTTCATCCCCAGCTTGTCGGAGGCTGCGCCCATGTTTTCGAACAGCGCTTTGTAGCGGCCGCCGGCATCGCCACCTTCCATCGTGCTGCTCAGGCTACCGATTACCGCCATCTGCTCGGCCAGGTCGACGCCAGCAGTTGACGCGATCGCGCCGGCTTCCTTGAAGGCGTCCTTCATCGCTGCGCCACTGGTGCGGAACAGCTGGGTGGCCAGGGCCGTCTGCCCGCCCAGCTTTTCCACCCACGCGCCTTTGCCCATGGCGTCGGCTTGGGACTTCTGCAGGTTGTAGAGGGTGCCGACGTACTCGCTCATGGTCGCGCCGTCGGTCTTGGTGGCTTTGGCCAGCACGTTGCTGGTGTTGGTGAAAGTGGCCAACTGGCTGCCGCTGAGGCCCTTGATTGCGCCCTCGACCGCGTAGGCCGAGGCGACGAAGGCCTGGGCGTTCTCGCCGTAGGCCACGGAAAACTCCAGCGACTTTTTGTTCAGCGCGTCCAGGGCGTCCTCGGCCACGCCCAGCGAGCGAACCTCGCCCAGGGCGCGGTTCATCTCCAGGGCGGGTTCCAGCGAACCGGTTATGCCCTTGGCTGCGCCGATCATCCCGCCCAAGCCCAGGCCCATCTGCTTGATATTGTTCTCGCCCTGGGCGGCCAAGTTGGAAAACCCCTTCGACACTTTGGCCAAAGGGGCAGTTACCTTGTCGTTCAGGGCCAGGATGAAATCCAGGCGGGAGGTACGTTCAGCCATTGGCGCTTATCCGTTGAACGCATGGGCGATACCGTTGGCTACGGCGATCTCCATGCGTCTCCAGTGCTCGTCTTCCAGCCACTTGGCGGTGCCCAGGTTCTCTGCCGTGGGCTCCGCACCAGGTAGCCAGCGTTCGGTCAGGGCCATCAGCTGGCCCAGACTGTTTTCGCTCAGGCGCTCGGCGTAGCCGAGGGCTTTTTTACGGTGATCTCGACGTCAGGGCTGAACTCTTCCAGGAGCGCGCCGGCGATCTGGATGGTGGTCACCGGGTTGCCCAGGTACGGCTTCAGCGCTTCGCGCTGGTCGGCCTTCACCGTGGTGGACAGCAGGTTGTGCGCCGGCGCGACCTTGTTGGTCTGGGTCATTGCGTTGAAGTACTTGGTGACCTCGGGCGCGCCCAGGGTGAAGTCGAAGTCGTTGTCGGCGATGCTCAGGGTGATGGTGCGGCGGGTCATGGTGTTGCTCCGTGGGGTTCAGGTAGAAAAAGTGGATGGATCAGCGCTGGCAGAGCCGGGCGTGATCCTGCAGGCCTAGGATCATTTGCCGACTGACGGCGAGCTGGTCGACGAGGGTGAAATAATCCGGTCGAGCGTCTGCTGAGAGTTCGGGGGTTCTTGCATCAGCCACGCTGCCGGTGCCGGCATCGGCGGGCACTGCGGCAGGACAGGCGGCTTTGACGAACAGCCGCTGATCGCCAGCGTCAACAGCGCGGCGCCGATCGAGGTTCTTTTTGCGGGCATCGGCCAGCTCCTGGGTGTGTTTGAGGTCGCTGGCAGTCGCTTTGGCGAGACGCTCAGCCATGGTGTTTGCGTGCCTGATGAGGAAGTCACGCTCGTACAAGGCCTGGTCACGCTCCTGCAGCGCGTTGTCCCGCTGGGCTTCCAGACCGTTGAAGATCAGGAAGGACAGCAGGCACAGCACCAGCGGAAAAACCAGTTCGCGCAGGCTCACAGGCTGGCCCCGCACAACTTCACTTCATCCAGCCGGCGCTTGTGCAGGCCAGGCACGAAGGTCTTGCGGCCCTTGGCGTCGGTGACATAGGCCCAGACCGCACGGCCATCGGCACCCCACGCCAGCGCATGGCAGCCTTCGGCAATACGCCCGGCGTTGATCAGGCCCACCGCACGGCTCGCGCACGTCGACGGCACGCCGACGTTGTGGCCGTGGCTGCTCAGAGCATCGAAGGTGTCCTGGTTGATGTCGGGGTTAGTCAGGCAGTCGGCCAGGGCCAACTGGCCCTTCCGGACCACCAGCTTTTCTACCTCGGCGCAACGCGCCGGCGACCAGTAGTCACCCACAATTACCGGGTAGGGGCTGGTGTGGCGGGTGATGCCGGCACAGACCGTAGGCAGGCCCCGGGCCAGCTTGTCGGCGTAGACCACGTTCTGGCCCTCGCCTTCCCACTTGCCCAGGAACGCCATCAGCGTGCTGCTGCCGAGCACCAGGCTGATGGTGCCGGCGATGATCCGATTGCGCAGGCTCATGGTTTGATCTTCCAGTCGCGCAACATCTGGCGGTACTTGGGGACCAGCAGAAGGATCTGCAGCACCATGTAGATGGCGGTCAACATGTAAGCGACCGCCGACCAATCAACGGCACCTGTTACACCGGTAGCGGCAACGCCGATCGCGGGCGATGCCTTGGCAAAGGCGATGGCGGTGTCCTGAGCAGCCTGGTTCGCGCTCATCGCTGACCCCCTTTCTCGAAAATGGACTGGCAGGGCACGCAACGGGTCTTCCCGCCCAGCGCTTGGCGCGCCGGCGGAATCTCCCGATCGCAATCCTCGCAATGGGTGAGGCTTGGGCCCGTCGACTGCGCCCGGGCCAAGGCCAGCTGGGCATTGATTGCTTGGTCGCGTTGTCGCTGCTCCAGGGCCTGGGCGCGGTCGAACGGGCACACCATCAGCGCAGGCCCTCGGTCTCGGTGGCGTCCAGGTACGGCACGCCGTTGATGCGGATGAAGTCCGGGCTGGTGACGTCAAACGGCAGCTTGTGTTTGGTCTTCTCGCCGCCCTTCGGGTCGATGCTCAACAGGCTGGAAATCTTGAACCTGCAGGCGAAGGCCTCGACGCGCATTTCCTCGTCGGGGGTCTTGGCGAAAAAGACCAGGTCAAATGTGCTCAGCTTGCGGAAGCTGCCCGCCTGGCGGGCGGCCTCCACCACCAGGTTGAAGTTCTGCGAGTCCAACTCCAGCTCACCGGATGCCGTCACGTCGCCATCGACATAGCCGTCTGGCACGCCCTTGGTCTGCGCTACCGCCGAGTTGTCGGTGATATCGAGTGTCGCGTTCTCGGCGTGCACGAGCAGATCACCCATGTTCACGTCGAAGTTCATACCGCTGATGCGGGCCATCGGGTTACTCCGAATCGTCAGGGGAAAGGTCGAGGGCGATGTTCGCCGTCAGGTCTTTCGGGCAGTTGAGGGGGCGCAGCTTCAGGTAGGCCTCGACGGCGGTTTTGCTCTTCCAGACCAGCACCACGTCGCCATCCTTGGGCGGCTCGATCTCGCCCGGGAACTGCTGGCCGGCGAAGTTCACCGTCTTGGCCATCTGGCGCAGCGGGGCCATCAGTGCGGTGGTCGCGGTGGCCATCGAGTTGGGCGAGCTGTTCAAGCGCCGATCGGCAACGCGCTGGATTAGCAGGATCCGCACGCGGCGAGCGGCCTTGTCGACCACACGCAGGTTCTCGATTACCTGGAAGTCACTGCCCGGGGCGTCCAACATGTTGCCGTCGCCCCAGAACACGCCCGGATAGTCGGGGTAGGACTGGGGTACCGAGAAGCGCGCAGCGTCCAGCTGGCTCAGCACCGCCGAGGGCAGCGGGACGCCTTCCTGGTCGACCGGTTCGCTGCCCAGGCCCAGCACCGCGCCGGTGGCCACGCGCATGGGGCTGTCGGCCACACTCACCGCCGCGTTGGCCAGGCGCCCAGCAAGCACGCCCAAGTTGTTGCCGTGCAGCTGCGGCACTGGCATTACCCGGGGGGCGGCCAGGCCGTCGACGATGGCCTTTTGTTCGGTGACGTAGGCGCTCCAGTTCTGTTCCGGGGCAACGCCCGGCGTGGCTGCCGCAATGAATACGCGACGGCCCAGTCGGTTGCTCAGCTCGATGGCCGCGTCGTGCATGGCCGACAGCTCGGCGGCGGTGGTCACCGGTGAGGTGATAACCACGCCCTCGACAGAATACGAGCGGGTCGCGTGCTCGAGCGCGTCTTGCCAGGTGATGTCGTCAGCGATCGGCGCTGCGACACAGGCCCAGCGGTCACCGCCGTTGAGGCGTGCAGCCTGCACCTGGATTTTCAGGTCGCTGGCCGGGACGCCCAGTTGCACGTCCAGGTCGCTTTGGGTGTCGAGCGGCAGCAGCTTGCCGACGTTCTTCGGGGCCGGGCCGATGAAAAGGAAATAGCGCTCGATCTCGGTCACAGCACCCTGGCCGAGGTTGAGATTGTTAACGCTGACTTTGCCGAGTGCCATGTGATGCCTCGTTAGCGGGGTGAGTTGAGGATTTGTTGCAGCACCAGGTTCAGCACCTGACTGGTGTCGCGATCGGTGTGCACGCCCAGGAACTGGCGCTTGGGCAGCGTGATTTGCCAGCTCTGTGCGCCACTGCTCTCGCCCTGTTCGTCGTCCAGGATGCGGATCAGCAGGCCGGCCTGGGCATAGTTGACGTGCTCCAGAATCCAGGGCACCGAGGGCCGCACCAGCTTCTTTTTGCCCGCCTGGCGCACGCGAAAGCCCAGGCGGCGCAGGCGCTTGGCCTGCTTTTGGGTCGCGGCCGTGCCCTCGGGCACCTTGCTCCAGCGCTTCATCTGCTGGGCCGTGCGCCGCTCCGACACGCCGTTGTGCTGCTGCGCGGCGACCCACGCGGTAAGGGCGTTTTTCCAGCCGAGCACGCCCTGGTCAGGGGTGACACTGGTCACATGCAGCAGCTTGCCCAGGCCGGCTTCCATCTTCTTTTTGCCCTTGCCGGCGCTCTTGCGTGGCGCAAAGGGCGAGCCGTCCAGATTCTGCTGGTTGCGGATCCGCTGGCGGCTCATGCTGCGCATGCGCTTGAGGGCGGTGTTCAGCAACCGCCGGCGCAACTGGGGTGTCAGGCTCAGCAGGGCCAGTTGCTCGCGCACGCCCAGGTGGCCGCGCACATCCAAGTCGAACGTGCTATGCGCCATGGCTGACCACCTCGCCTTCCTGGGCGACCCACAGGTCAAACGGGACGAATGCCCAGGTCTTGCCGAACGCCTCGATCTCGCCGCCCGGTTCCTCGGTCAGGTGCTGGGGCTCGACGAACTCAAGGACCAGGTCAACATCGAACAGATCGTTGTCCAGGGGCTCGATCTGGAAGTCAGGGCCGGGCAGATCCTTGCGGCTGCGGTCCTGGTCGTGGGTCTCCAGCCAGCTGCCGACCAGGGCCATGAGCCGGGCGGGGTTATCAGCGAAGCGCTCAAATGAGATAACGGCGCGGTAGCGCATATCGCCCAGATGCAGGCCGCTGGTGCCTTCCTTCCACACCAGGGTCAACTTGACCTGCTCGGTGTAGCTGTCCAGTTGCTCGGGCGCGACCAGGCGTCGATCGATCATGTAGGCGGTCAGCGCCTGCAGCTTGGTCATAGCAGCGTCGCCGTGATGCGGCTGCGGCCCTGCAGGGCACGCACGGCCTGTTGGCTGAACGCCAGGAAGGTTTCGCCGCGCTCAGGGGCTTCCTTGCCGGTGTTTTCGGCGCTGTCACGACGAACCACGGTCGGAAAGTCGGTCAGTGCGGTGCTTTTTGCCCTGCAGTAAACGGCACGCTTGTACAGCTCGACCTGATAGGCACGCTCAGGCAGCAACCGGGAGTCCGCGGTGGCCACGTTGGTGATACCGAGGGCCCGCCAGCTGGCCGTGAGCCGCTTGAGATCGGCGTTTACGTCGCCCATGGCCGTAACAAGGTGAGTGACCAGCAGATCAACCAGGTACTCGGCTGGCAGTCGGTATGACTTCTGGAACTCAGACACGGAGAGGTCCGGCCAGAAGCCGTTGTTCTCGATCGCCTGGTCCACCAGCGTGGTGGGTTTGCCTGAAAAGCTGCTCATGCTGGCCACTCGAAAAGGGCGGGAAACACCGTTTCAACGGGGCGGGCCATAAATGGCTGACTCGTTTCACGGGTTCCCGCTGGGGGGGTAGTCGGTTACTCGGTTACGCCGGTAGCGTTCCGTTGTTTCGCCAGCGCCTTGCGGCACTCTTTGATGCGGGTTTCATTGCCAGCCTTGGCGTACAGCTCGGTGGAGCGCTCCAGGTGCTTGAGCGCGGTTTCCCACTGCTCATCCTTGATTGCGCGCATGCCGATCAGCTTGTGGTACTTGCTGGGGATCTGTTCCGTCAGTTCCCATTCACCGTCCACGCGGGGCAGCAGGTTGGACAGGTACGGCTCAGGGCTGCGACCCACCTGGTGCTCGGCATAGGCCCAATCCCAAATGGCATCAGCCACAAAGGTCTCGACATCGCGACGCTTGAAGCCCTCAGGCATCAATTGGCCCTGCTCCATCGCGAAGTCGGCCAGCTCCAGGCCATCCTCGAACTGGGCGGTGTCGAACAGCCAGATCAAGACCCACACCAGAACCCGGTTCTCCAGGTTCAAGCCCGACTCGGCGTAGCGCTGGACGTAGCCCTGGTACTTGGGCAACAGCTCGTTGCGCTTGAGGTCTTGGCGCGCGGCCATGTTCTTCATCGCGCTCAGGCGTTCCAGGTCCTGGTCCAGTGCGGCTTCCTGCAGCATCAAGTTCTTCCGGGCATTCGCCGGGCTGCTAAAGGCATTCTCGGTGGAGTAGGTCTTGGAAGCCGCAGTCGCGGCTACCGCAACAGCAGCGCCTTGGGCGAGGACACGGCGCTTGTGCTCGAGGGCCAGGCTCACTTGGCCACCTCGATGTTTTCCATCAGGCCGGCCTTCTCCAGTTGCTCAACCACATAGCCCTCGTTGCGGCTGTTGTAGTCCTCGATGCGGGAGCGCTTCGGGTTGTCGACGGTCTGCTTGCGCCAGCTGGAATCCTGGTAATAGATTGACAAGTTGTCGAAGCTGGTGACCAGAATCGCGTTGATCGGGAAGTTCGGGACACTGTAGGCCGCGAGGCCGCCATAGGTGGCGATGACCTGGGCCAGCTCGATGCGTTCTTTCTCGGTCGGGGTGTCAGCCTGCTTGCTGTACAGCTTCGCCTTGTCGGCGGCGAGCAGATCGGAGCCGATGATCGCAACCAGGTCGCCGTTCTCGCGCAGACGTTCGTCCACCAGTTGCTTGGCGTCATGCACTGCGGCATCGAGGTTGGCGTAGTCACCATCGGTGCCGATGACGATCTTGCCCGCGACCTTGCCTTCTTTGAGGACCTGGTGCGGTGCCTGTTCGCGCAGTTGCTGCAGCCAACCCTTGTTCACATCCTGTAGCAGCGGGTACTGGGTGATATCGGTTTGTGTCGCGGCATGGGTACCGTGGAAGCCAACCATGATGCGATCCAGGGCGATCTGCTTCTGCACCGCTGCAGAGTATTTTTGATGGAAATCGGGGAATTTCGCCCAGGCGTCGATCTTCGCGTATGCCAGGCCGACGTCTGACTCGGTGGGGTGCAGCTCGTACTGGTTGTTGTCGAGATCGGAAGCATCCTTCGCTTCACGATCGGTCGTCTTGGTGTTGGTGCGGCCGGTGACTGGGCCGTTGGTACCAATGAAGACCTTCTCCCCCTTGATCTCAGACACTGGAACGACGTTGATGCGCTCCAGGAAGTCCGCTTTGGCGGTGATCGCTTCGTTCAGCTCCTGGGTGATCGACGGATCAACGCTGAACTGGGTGCTGACCAGATCGACACCGTAGCTTTCCGCAAGAGCAAACTGAAGCTCAGCAAACATTTTCGCGCCGTAGGCGCTCAGGCTACGGGCCATGTCAGAGCACCCGCTTCTTGGGAGTCTGGACCGGCGCGGCGTTACGCGGCAGATGTCGACCGGTAGGGGTGTTCTTCAGCGCGCTGAATTGCTTCTGCAGATCCTGCAAGGCCGACAATACAGCCTTGTTACCGCCAACATTACGGCGGAATTCACGCTCTTCCTCGGCAGTGGTAACGATCTCATCGACGGCAGCGCTGACCTCGTCGATCGGGGCCTGGTCGGGGTCTGGTGCGTCTTCGGCGGCGGGCTCGATCACGGCCTGAATGCCGGCGGCGACAACCAGCAGCTGGGCCAGCAGGGCTTTCAAAGCCGTTGCGGTAGCTTCATCCATTGGGGGTTTGCTCTCGGTTTGGGTGGTAGTGGTGTCGGTGATGGGCGCCTCCTCGAGGCCGAAGCGCTTGAACAGGCCCGTGAACATGGCCGCGAGCCGACCGATCTCACCTTGGGGCTGCCTGTCACGGAACGAGCCCATGGCCACCGACGCGGCGTAGTAGGAGGTCTTGTTGGAGCGCTTCGAAAAGTACAGTTCCTGAGTGCCGACACTGGCCGGTTCGTCGGTGACGCCCAGGCCGGTCAGATACGCTTTGCCGGTGCCCCGGAAGTTCGGGGTGATCTCGATGCTGCTGAACAGCTTCTGGCCGCGATCATTCAGGTACAGCAACTGGTCGTTGGGCTTCAGCTGCGCTTCCAGGGCCACTTCGCCAGGCTGCAGGTCGTCGCCTTCCTCGACCAGGCGCACGCCGTACACCGTGCCGTGGGAGCCTGGCCAGCGTTCGTGGTCGCACCAGATCACGGCGGTGTAGAACGAAGGCTTGTAGGTCTCGGCGATATCGCGCAGGTCCTGGGCAAAAATCTCGCGACCATCGGCGGTCATTCCGCTGGTGGCGACACGTTTCCAGAAGGAGACAAGGGAGCGTGGCATGGTCGGTGGAGCACTCATTGGTGACTTGAGCCGCCACGATAGGGAGCCGATCGGCCTCCGCCAAACGCTTCAATTGCGCGAAATTCCTATTTTCACGATCTAGGAATATTGCGCAGTTTTACCCCGCGTTTTCGGGGTTTTCGCCGCATAGACTGCGGCCCATGAACTACCCGACCGAAGTCAAAGAAGCTGCCAAGCGCCTCTACCTGCGCCGATGCTCAGTGAAGGAAATCCAGGCGCACCTGAAGCTGCCGAACAAGAGAATCATCTACTACTGGATCCGCCAGGGTTCGTGGGACGAGATGCTGACGGACGAAGAACCGGTGACCGCGATCAGCCGGCGAATCACGCTCATTCTGGAGAAAGCCGACACGCTGACAAAGGGCGAGCTGGACGAGCTGGACCGCCTGACGGCCGTGCGCGAGCGCCTGATAAAGCAGACCAACAAGGTCATTGCCGCGCCGGCGGACGACCAGCACCACGGGGAGCCCACCAAAAGCCGCCAGGGCCAGCGTGGAGAGCGCCGCGAACGCGGGAATGGCAACGGCAAGAGCAGGGAAAAGAAGGCCAAGAACGATATCAGCGGCCTGAGTGAAGTCGACTTCCTGGATAAGTTCATCTCCAAGATGTACGGCTATCAGAAAGAGCTTTTTGCAGCCAAACAGAACCCGCTCACCTGCAGGATCCGCAACATCCTCAAGAGCCGGCAGGTCGGTCTGACCTACTACTTCGCCGGCGAGGCCTTCATGGACGCGGTGTTGTCCGGCGACAACCAGGTGTTCCTGTCGGCTAGCCGATCGCAGTCGGAAATCTTCCGCAGCTACATCATCCAGTTCGCCAAGCAGTGGTTCGACATTGAACTGACCGGCAACCCCATTGTGCTCAGCAACGGGGCCGAGCTGCGTTTCCTCAGCACCAACAGCAGCACCGCCCAGGGCTACCACGGCCACGTCTACGTCGACGAATACTTCTGGATCCGCGACTTCGAGAAGCTGAGCACCGTGGCCAGCGCCATGGGCACCCACAAGAAGTGGCGCAAGACCTACTTCTCGACGCCTAGCGCCGTGTCGCATCAGGCGTACCCGTTCTGGTCCGGCGAAGAGTTCCGCAACAGCAAGCGCGGAAAGAAAGCCGGCGGAACCTGGCCGAGCGAGGGAGCGTACACCCAGGGCGCGCTGTGCCCGGATGGCCAATGGCGCAAAACCATCACGATCCAGGACGCGATCGACGGCGGCTGCGATCTGTTCGACCTTGAGCAGCTGCAGTTGGAGTACGACGAAGACAAGTTCCAGCAGTTGTTCTACTGCAAGTTCATCGACAGCACGCAAAGCGCGTTCGGCCTGAAAGACCTTGAGCGCTGCTACTCCGACCTGACCCTGTGGGACGACTACGACCCCGAACTGGATCGCCCTTTTGGCAACAGCCCCGTCTGGATCGGCTACGACCCCAGCCGTACACGCGACGACGCCACCTGTGTGGTGGTGGCGCCGCCTCTGGAGAACGGGGGCAAGTTCCGAATCCTGGAAAAGCACAGCTGGCGTGGCCAGTCCTTCAAATACCAGGCCGGCGAGGTCAAGAAGATCACCGAGCGCTTCAACGTGCAGCACATCGGTATCGATACGACGGGCATCGGTTACGGCGTGTTCGACATGGTGCGCGACTTCTACCCGCGTGCGACCTCGATCCACTACAGCCTGGAGACGAAGAACCTCCTGGTGCTCAAGGCCCAGGACACGATCCAGGGCAGCCGCATCGAATGGGACGCCGGCTGGACCGATATCGCCCAGGCATTCCTGACGATCAAGCGCGGCACCACTGGCAGCGGCCAGGTCACCTACAGCGCCTCCCGTACCGACGCCACCGGCCACGCCGATATCGCCTGGGCAATCATGCACGCCCTGCACAACGAACCTTTGAACACGAACAAGCGGCGCCGTAGCCGCTACCTCACGAGCGGAACCAATGCCCAAGCCACGACACCGAAAACCCCAGGTCACCCAGCAGGCACGACAGCAGCAGCCCATGCGCACCTTTACGTTCGGGGAGCCCGAGCAGGTGCTGAGCGGCAACATCGGCGAGTACGTGGGGGTGTTTCCCAGCGACGACGGGGAAATCTACAAGCCGCCGGTGTCGCGCTCAGGCCTGGCCAAGCTGCTGCGCGCCAACGCTCACCACGGCGCCATCCCGAAGTTCAAGCGCAACCTGCTGCTGCGTGAGTTCATCCCGTCTGCAGGCTGCAGCGCACAGACCATGGGACGGGCTGGCCTGGACTACATGGTGTTTGGCGAGGCGTACTTTTACCGCGACACCAATGCCTTCGGCCAGGTCCTGGAGCTGCAGCACCTGCCGACAATCAACATGCGCGCGAAAGTGGATGGCGGGTTTCGGATGCTGCTGCCCGACAACAAGTTCATGGACTTTGACCAGGTGGAGATCGAGCACGTCATGGACTACGACGTAGAGCAGAACATCTACGGTGTGCCCGACTACCTGGGCGGCATGCAGGCGCTGCTGCTCAATGAAGCTGCGACCCTTTTCCGCCGGCGCTACTACAGCAACGGCGCACACGCGGGCTACATCTTCTACACGAACGACCCAGACCTTACCGAGGAAGACGAAGACAACCTGCGCGAGCAAATCAGCTCGAGCAAGGGCGTGGGCAACTTCCGCTCGATGTTCGTCAACATCCCCAACGGGAACGAGAAGGCGATCCAGATCATCCCGGTGGGGGACTTCCAGGCCAAGGACGAGCTGGAGAAGGTCAAGAACATCACCAGGAACGACATCATCGCGGCCTGGCGCATGAACCCAGCCCTGGCCGGCATCATCCCGGAGAATAGCGGCGGATTTGGCGACATTGAAAAGATTGATCGCGTTTACACCAGCAACGAGATCAGGCCCATCTGTCAGCTATTCAACCAGGTAAACGACACGTTACGAGAAGACCGACGCATCGGCTGGCGAGACGCAACGCCACAAGGAATTACCCAAAACGAATAATCACACACGATCATATGGCAAAATAATGGCTATCTAGCTGCCCTGGGGAGGGAACATGCGGGTTTATTGCAATGAATGCGGGGGCAAAGGTCGCATATCGTCGAGGAACGACCTTTCAAAGGACTTCACCAACCTTTACTGCCAGTGCCTCGCACCGGAGTGTGGGCACACCTGGGTAGCCAGCTTGACCTTTTCTCATACGCTGAATCCCTCTGCTCGGGCGATAGATCGATTCGTATTTGGCCGGCTACGTGAAATGACCAGGGCTCAACAAAAGGAGCTGTTCGACCAATTGGAACGGGCGGCCAGATGATCGCCCTTCCCTTCACCCAGCACGAACACCGAGTCCTTGGGATTCCAGTTCTTCAAGGCGCTGCTCGATGTCCCTTAGGCGTTTCTTCTCCTCAACAGCGCTCTGTATATCTCGCCGGTCAGCGTCACCGAGCGACCGGTACAGCGCCAAAATCGCGTCCTCCTGAGGCGTATTCCCCGTCTCGATCGGCGGTGCGTCTCCTGGTTTCATCGGGCCTTCGCCGCGAAGTAGCCAGTCCAGGGCCAAACCTTCGGTTTCGGCAACGCGCATACACAAATCGTAAGGTACCGAGTCTCGCGAGCGCCAATTGCCCATAGTTGCCCTTGGCACGCCAACCGTGGTGCACAGCTGCGAATCACTGTTCACCCCGAACACAATTTGGAGACGGTCAAGCACGTCTCCAGCAGTTTTTTTACCCAATTTCAATAATCACCTCTTGACTGACCCATTTTGGGTAATTAGGCTTACACGAATTGAGTACATCCTAACCAATACCGAGCAGCTGAACCAATGGGGTTTGTGTGCGTTTCACAACCGTACATCGACGTTCATCCCACTTCGGCAGGATCTCGAATCACAAAGAGGTGCAAGCAAAATGGATAAACGCGCAGTGCAGGCCCGCTTGATAGAACGCGGCAGCAACTTCAGCAAATTCGCAAAAGACCACCAGTTCGACCCCTGTACCGTGCGCCAGGCCGTCGAGCGTTGGGCGGGAAAGCCCACTCTTCCCTCGGGCCGCATCACTTTCACGATCCTTCGAGACCTCTCGAATTTCATCGGTGAAGAAGTTGTCCAGGGGATCCTTGCCGGCGAGTTTGCCCGATCGGCCAAGGGCAAGCCCCACGCACACTAATGCGCAGGGAACAGGGAAGAAACTAGAACATGACCAGCACTTTGCTTAAAGCACGCCGGGACGTGGTGAAGACCATCGTTCGCAGCTTCCCAGGTGGTCGTCAGTCGGCGGCCGCACACCTGGGGCTGGAGTTGAAGAAGTTTGACAACCAGGCCTACGAGAACAACGGTTGTCGATCACTCTCCGACGACCAGGTCAGGAAGTTGGAAGCCATAACGGCGACCTATCACCTGCCCCAGTTCATCGCATCGATGTACGGCGGGATCTTCGTGCCGATGAAGTCGCCCGAGGAGCTGGACAACATCGAGCTGTACAACCTTTCCATCAAGGCGGCGGCAAAACGCGGGAGAGTCGACCAGATCATTGCAAAGGCCCTGGAAGATGGCGTTATCCAGCGGGTGGAGGAAGTAGAGATCATGGAGGAGCACGAACGTCACCTTTCCGCTCGCCATGAAGAGATTCTTGCGGTCGTTCAACTTCATAGAGATCACCACTGATGCGTACCGAAGCCTGCAGCACCGAGTACCAGGACAGCATGCGCAAGGCTGCTCTTGCCTTCTTGCTACGCCATCAATCAGAGCACCTGACGCACGATAGCCAACTGCTGGAGCGCACCGTCACGCACCTGGTGAACGCTTTGGAAGTAAACGCTCTCCTGGCCCGCAAGTTGGCGGAACTGGCGTACAGCGAGCTGGATGCCGTCCACGATCGCCAACGCCTTCGCAGCACCCAGCACCACACACCCTTTTCCTGAAACCAGCCTTTCCTAAGCCTGCGGCCGTGGGTTTGGGTGACCTTTGCCCAAACTCGGGGTTTGAACATGGGGGACGCCATGAAGATCGATACGCAACTACCGCGTAACCAGGCTGAGGCGCTGCTGGCCAACCTGCGGGAACAGTACCGGCTCAGCCTCAATGAGCTCTGGTACGCCGACCAATACCGGTACGTGCCAAACGACCAACGCCACACCCTGATTCTGGCCAACACCCCGGTGATGGCTGCACAGAAGCGCCTCATAGGCGCCATCAGCCACAGCTTGAAAGCATCGAAGTGACCATGAGAGACGATCTACGCGACGACATCCTGCAGCGCCTCCAGGCCGATTACGGACTGAGGCTACGCACAGGCACTGACTACATGCGCGGCGGTACATGCCCGAAGTGCCATAAAAAGACCCTGTACACCAGACATTCAGCTCCCTGGATGGTTGTCTGTGGTCGACCTGAAAAGTGCCGGCACACCATGCACGTCAAGGAAATCTATAACGACCTTTTCGAAGACTGGACGAAGCGCGCACCCGCGACGGAGAACGCACCTGCAGCGACTGCTAGGGCATACCTGGAATTCGCCCGCGGATTCGACATTGGCATGATCGGTGGTTGGTTCAGTCAAGAAACCTACTTCTCCCGCGAACTCAATGCTGGCAGCGCGACCATCCGCTTTGCCCTGGAGAAAGGCGGTTACTGGGAACGATTGATCGACAAACCAGCCCGCTTCGGCAAGCAGAAAGCTCGATTCAAGCCAGGTGAAAGCTACAAGGGGGTCTGGTGGTGCCCGCCCTCGATCGACCTCCTCGAGGTCAAAGAGCTCTGGATAGTTGAAGGAATTTTCGACGCGATCGCGTTGCTGCACAACGGTATTTCTGCCGTCGCGGCAATGTCATCCAACGCATTCCCGGACACATCCCTTAAGGCGTTGCTCAGTGTACGCCAGGACAAACTACCCACGCTTGTGTGGGCCAATGACAACGAACCAGCAGCCCAGGCTTACACCCGCAAGTGGGTCAAGATGGCTCGTGAGCTGGGCTTTGTGTGCGAGTCCGCGCAGATCCCTCAGCGGGATGGCCGCAAAGTGGACTGGAACGACCTCCACCAGCGCTGGGCCTTTCTCGATAACGACACGCGAGTAGCCCAGATAGCCAGCGACCTCAAGGCAGCTCGCCACGAAGGGGCCTTGCTGATCGCGGAAAGTGCCGCAGAGAAAGCACTGCTTATGTACGACTGGCAGGAGCGCAGCGAATTTTACCTGCGATTCAACAGCCGCCTGTACTGGTTCAAGTTGGACATGGAGAAGTTCAACCGAGCCGTCCAGGACCTTGAAGGCGACGACGAAAGCGAAGATCAATTGCTCAATACAAAGCAGATTCGCGGCAAGGCACTGCAGCAGTCCGGCAGTGTCGTCGAGATCGCGAACTGCTACCCCCAAGCCCTCTACTACCAGCGCAACGAGATCACTGACGAGTCCTGGTACTACGTTCGCGTCGACTTTCCCCACGATGGTGGAAGCGTGAAAAACACGTTCACCAGCGGCCAGCTCACTGCTGCCAGCGAATTCAAAAAACGACTGCTCGGGATGGCTGCTGGCGCCATGTATACCGGTAGCGGTCAACAACTGGACAAAATAATGAAGGACCAACTCTTCGGCCTCAAAACCGTAACGACGATCGACTACATCGGCTACAGCAAGGAGAACAGTTGCTATCTGTATGGCGACGTGGCCATCAAGGATGGCAGCGTCTTCCCTATCAACAGCGAAGACTACTTCGAGTTCGGAAAGCTGCGTCTGAAAACCCTGCAGAAAGGCGTCCAGGTCAAACTTGAGCGCGAGGGCAAGGAATACAACGAAGAGTGGTTGCGCCTGCTGTGGGTTTGCTTTGGCGCACAGGGTATTGCCGCACTGCTGTTCTTCTTTGGCTCACTTTTCTGTGAACAGATCCGTGCCCGCTTTCAGTCGTACCCGTTCATGGAGCTGACTGGGCAGGCCGGTGCGGGCAAGACCACCCTGCTCAACCTGCTGTGGAAGCTGCTCGGCCGCGAGGGATACGAAGGTTTCGACCCGATGAAGTCGACGAAGGCTGGTCGCTCCCGCTTGATGGGGCAGGTTTCCGGTATGCCGGTTGTGTTCCTGGAGGCCGACCGTAAGGAGGACGAGAAGTCACATACAAAGGCTTTCGACTGGAACGAGCTGAAGGACTTCTACGGCGGTGGAACTCTAGCCACGAAGGGGATGAAGACTGCCGGCAACGAAACATACGAACCTCCTTTCCGTGGCGCTATTGCCATCAGCCAGAACGCGGCGGTGGTTTCAGACGAAGCCATCATGACCCGCATTACCAAGCTGCATTTCATCCGGCCCACTGTCACGCCTGAAAGCCGCGCAGCTGCTGATCAGCTGAACGCACTGAGCGGTACCACCCTTAGCCACTTCCTGCTGAAGGCACTGCGCAAAGAGGCGCAGGTGATGGAAATGTTCGCCCAGAGCATGCCCGGGCACGAAGCGACACTGCGGCGGTTGCACACTCACTGTTATGCGTGCGGCAAGGATTTCACGGCCGAGAGCCCTTGCAGCAACTGCGGTAATAAGCTGCGCGGCGGCATTCACGTCGAACGGATCATCAAAAATCACGCCCAGTTGCTCAGCCTTCTGGACAGCATCCAGTTGGTAGTGAAGTTCAGCGTCGACCAGGTCAAAGCGACCCAGCGCCAGATTGTTGAAATGGCCCTGGAGCGGCAGAGCACCACAAGTTCGGATCATGCTCTGGTAGCAGAGTTCTGGCAGGTCTACGACTATCTGGAATCGCTCTACGACGACCCTGTGGTCAATCACAGCAAGAACAAGGACGTGATTGCCATCAACCTCAACGAGTTTGCCGAGCGTGCAGCAGAGCACCGCCAGAAGCTCGCAGACGTCACAACGCTTAAAGACCTGCTCAAGGAGTCACGCAGCAGGGTCTACCTCGACTACAAGGCCGTTGATAGCGCTGTGCGTGCCGCCCAGGTACTCAGGGCACCCACGATTGCCCGGAGTTCGACGGTCAAGTGCTGGATTTTTAAAGCCTGAGGGAGCAGTCGTGATGCAGATTCAAGTGATTCTTGGCGACATCGGCACCGGTGGGCGCAGCCGGCTGCAGGACGTCCAGGACCAGATGAAAACGAAGGGAATGAGCAGTCCGGTCATACATGCCGGTGCCTACTCAGATGATGGCCTGCTGCAGATCCTGGAGGTTCGGGTGGTAGGTGGCCAGCGGGAGATTCTGGTGGACGACTGCACCCGTGAACAGATCCTCGGCGTATTGGCCTGGCAGACCAGCGTCGAGGAAGACTCGCAATTCGATGACCTGGTGATCTACCTGGTGCGTCGCGGATAGACCACAGAAAGAAACGGCCTCGAGGAGTTCGTACCTCCCCGAGGCCCTACCACCGAGAAGGAGCAACACCATGCAAGCACAGCACCTTGTCAGCAGCGAATTGAAGGCTACCACAGCCGAAGGCAGCGAGCTCCGCAAGGCTTTCAAGCCCACTCGCCACTTGATCGTCACAGCAATGATAGGAACCGCGTTGGTGGGCTACCAGGTACACAAGACCACTGACGCCCGTTCGAGGCTGGAAAGCATGACCATCATGGCTCAGACCTTGGGCGACCTATCGGCGCCGGATGCAGCGCTTATCGCAGATCTGCTGGCTCGCCCTGTAGCAAAAGGAATGAATGTATGAGCAATGAACTGTACAACTCCCGCACCGCTGATAAATTCGTATTGCGGCTGCCAGACGGCATGCGAGAGAAAGTTGAAGCCGCCGCAAGAGCGCGCCACACCAGTATGAATACTTTGATGATCCAGGCCGTCGACCAGATGCTGCATAAACAACAGAGGGTAGACCTGCTGTTGGATGCGCTGGAGTTGGCCGCACTGCAGAGCAGAATCGGGGGAAGCGATGCAGCCCAAGCTTGACCGCTTCATGAGAGAGCGGGAGGTGCTTGAAGCAACCTCCCTGTCGCACTCGACTCTGTGGCGAGAGATCAAGCGCGGCAACTTCCCCAGGCCAGTGCCTATTTCTGCCGGTCGCGTTGGTTGGAGAGAATCAATAATTGCCGCATGGCAGTTAAACCCATTGCAGTGGAAAACCACCGAGGCCGCGTAAGCGGCCTTTCTATGCTTCAACTAGTCGCATGTAGGTCAGTGCAGGCTCACCTGAAAAACTGTCATTCCCCCTGCGATCTACCACTGGGGAAATTACCTTCTCCGCTAGTTTCTGGGAAGGAACATTGGACTCTGCTACGACCGCCTCAATGTAAAATTTGCTGATTCCATTGCGGCTATAACCATTCTTCAACTCATCAATGCTTTTCTCGACAATTTCAGCTCCAAGCCCTTGATTTCTGAATTTCTCAGGCACCGCATACCCGATCGAAAAGCATGGCAGCCCGTTGAAAGGTTCTGACGGTATGTAGGTTACGAATGCTCTCACTCGCCCATGATGGACATTTGCGTAGCTAAGCCGAAACTCCCCCCCAGGATGATCAAGATGGACTTGAACTTCAGGGTGAATTTCACCGTTCGATACCTTTATTCCATTTTTTTTAAGCTGATTCTGGAAGCTTTTCAATCCTTCCATTGGGTCGACCATTGACGGCATGTTTCAATCCTTGACGTTGATTACAGTTGGGTCCATGGCGATTTGATAGCATTTTTTTCAAGCCACGTCGACCAACGTGCAAGCCCCCGTTGCTTTTCCTTGAAATAGTCATAGCGGTCATAGTGCTTCGACGATACGTCACTGAAGGCGTGACCTTGAATTCGGTCCCGCAACTCCTTGGACAACCCCACCACCCCCATCAACGTCTTGCAAGTACGCCGAATATCCCGAAGCGTGAAAGGCCCCTCGAACTTCTCAGCGTGTCGTCCGTAGAGCTTGGTGACAGCGCGGGACAGAGAATTGGCATGGAGAGACTGCCCAACTACTTTGCCTTCAAACGGGTAGGCGCTGTTGGCGCTGATTTCCGCCATTGTCTGCAAGCACTGCCGCATCAGCTTGTTATATGGCACTGCATGTGCCGATTTTTCTCCGTCTTTGCCCTTTTTATTGCGGATCAGCAAATGGTCCTTGTAATACTGCTGCCGCTCGACAGCTAATAGTTGCTCAGGCCGTTGACCACCAGATGCTATGAGAAATTGCAGCAGCACCGCCGTAGTTAGAGATAGCTTCTCAGGAAGCAATTGCCACAGTGTCGCCAGCTCCTCCACCGTTAATGCTCGTTCACCAGGTCGCTCCCAATCATCCTGGACAGGAACACTGGCCACAGGGTTACTCTGAAGGCCGAACTTCACGTCGTCCTGGTGATAACTCCGGGGGTTGAACTCCTGCTCAAGGCCCATCTGAAACGCCGCATGCAGCTGCGATCGGACTCTGTTGCAGTACGTAGTTATGCCCGCTTCAATCATGCGAGCAATGATGTCGCGTATATCCCCGGGGCCGATTGAGGACGCTGGCCGTGCCACCAGGTAGGGGAAGGCCTCACTAACGTAATGCTTGAGCGACCATCGCACATCGTCGACAGAAGCGGCGCTCTCGCCGTCCAGCTTGTTCACGTAGGCGTCCATCAGGTTCTGAAAGGTACCGCCGGCCGCCACCTTTCCGTGCTGCTCCCTGCGACTATCGCGGGCTTCTACCAAGCTCATCGATGGCCACACACCGACCTTGGCCAGCTTCTTCTTGCCGTCGACGTGGCGCTGAAAGTAGAACTCCTTTGTCCCGTTGGGCCTGACCTTGAGGATCAGCACCCCCTCCCCTCTCGCGCTGCGGCCGTCTGAGACGACGTAGTCTTTCTCCCGGGGTTTGAACGCCCGGATCTGCTTTTCCGTGAGCATCTGGTGACAGTTCCTGGTGACAGTTGGCCGGAACGTGTATGGCATTGGATGACACACCCGAAAACCTCACGTTGGCCTGCAGCCCTTGCTGTTACTGGGCTAGAGGGTTGTCATGGTACTACCAGAGACACGGTGAGACTACACGCAGGCCAGCTTCCCAAGCTGATAACGAGGGTTCGATTCCCTTCACCCGCTCCAGTCACTTCCCCCTCCCCGTTACAAGCCCCCTCAGCACTCGAACCATCCAACTGAATATGCTCGCAGCCTCACATGACAGTGGCTTGCTTACAGGCAGTTCTGGATAATGCCCTTAATCGATACCCCGCATCCAAGACGGATAGCAAGAGGGTGAAAATTTCAGTTGGGTAAATCCATGGGGGATGAGTTGTCCAAGCAAAAGGATCTTAGCCAGTTGCAGATCGACGGAGTTTTCTGCATCAGCCTGCGGGAGCGGACTGACCGTCGAGACCTTTTGACCCGGGAGTTCGAAGGCAGCGGGTTGAACATCGAATTTCTCATCGTGGACCGCGATAGCGAGAATCCCGAGCGGGGCTGCTTCGACTCCCACGTGACCTGCGCAAAAATGGCTCTGGAGCGTAAATATCGGCGGGTACTGGTGCTCGAGGATGACGCCACCCTGCTGACCTTCGACCCACGCCAGGTGCACCAGATCAACACCTTCCTGAACGGGAAGGAACCCGAACTGTTTTATCTTGGAGCGAATCTGGGGAGGGTATGGCTCACCTGGCACAGGGGAATAGCCCGTGTACGGGCCAAAGGTACCCATGCTTACATTCTGTCCAGCAAAGGCTGCGAGCGCCTGGTCAGCCATTCACCCTATACGGGTACGGCGATCGACAAGGTCTATTCAAAGCGATTCCGGGCGTACATGGCCTTCCCCATGCTGAGCCAGCAACAACCCGAGGAGGTCGTTGCAAGCGACGTGCTGGCCGCTCGCTCCACGGACGGCACCTTCCCTGACGCCGCGTACTGGCGCGCAAACTGGCGCAGGCAATATGCAGAGGCGCTCAGAAACATCGGTAAGACGATGCTGTGCAGAGACCTCTGACAGCCGGTCCTGCGCCTCACCCTAAACCCGCCATATGGCGGGTTTTTTGTGGTCACTCCAGCCCCGGCAAGCAATTTGCTGCCCATGCACTCGGTAGGCGGGCAACGCAGGGCACGGTATTCTGCGATAAATCTGCGCCCGCCTGATTCAGATCAACACCGCCCCCAAAGACCTTGGTAAAACCCACCGCTGCTCCGAAACATCACAAGGATCGGTCCATGTTTCTCTCCCGCTGGCT